ACTACCATTTAATGGGTCATCAGTATAGTCAATAGTGGCACCCTCAAAATAAACACCAGACATTGGGTCTATAAGAAGTTTTACACCATTGGTTTCAAATACCCAATCTTCATCTTTCTGTTGGTCTAAAGTAAATCCATATTGAAAACCAGAACATCCTCCCCCCTGTATAAAACAACGAAGGTTAAGTCCTGCATCTTCACTTGCAAGAATTACTTTTGCTTGATTAGCCGCACTCTCTGTAAATGTCATCTGCATTATTTGTACCACTCATTTAATGTTTCTTCTAACAATGGTAAGTATTCATGTTTTCTTTTAACAAAATCTTGTACTGTACCATTCTCCGTCACAACTAAAATTACTATTTGATTGATAGGTATTCCTGTCAATTCTTCAAACATCTCAGCATATGCTGCAGTTTGAATATAATAATTTTCATTATACGAATCCTTTCTTTCATTTGTAGATGTTTTAAAATCTACTATTGATAGCGAGTGTTGATAGTTTGCTATCAAATCCGCTCTTCCTGCTACTTTATATTTATCAGAATACAAAGTTATCTCTTGTGCATATACATCAGTTATAAATTCAAACTTTTTATTTTTCAATTCATTGAATAAAGTGTATGGTAGAAAATCTTTCTTATGTTTTTCCCAAGTTTCAAAACTGAAATCTTGATTTAACCAATCTTCACACATTTTATGTACTTTCGTACCTCTGACGGCAGCTTTACTTGCAATATGATTTGCAACATCATTACCAACTCTTTTTCTCCACTTCATTAAACCCGCTTTGTTTCTAGGTGATAATACTGTGGTGATAGAGGGATACTCTTTACCTTCTGGTGTTATATAAAATCTTTTACTATCAACTGTTTTAGTTTTTAATTCAGGGAAATAATATAACTCATCATTTAATTTAATTTCACAATTTTTCATAATTTATACTTGGTGCCATTCTTTATTTTCAAATAGTAAACCCTCTGCTTGGCGTCTTCTGATTAGACCATCTAGTGTTTTACCACCAGCTTTATTCCACCTTCTCATTTCAAATGGAACAGAAGCATAATCAGCATCATTTAATTTTTTTAACATTGTTGATTCTCTTAGATTACCTGGGCCTAAATTAAATGTCCAAGCAACTAAAGCATCAAACTGATGTTGTTTTAATTCAACGATTACATTGTCATTAACATATTCTTCAAACTTTGCAATATCTTTTTCTAACAATTCATCAGCTTCTGGTTGTGATATTGTATCATCTTCCTTTACTCCACCTGTATGACCATAACCTATTGTCAATACATTTGCAGAACATCTATAAGCTTTTAACCTACAACCTTCAAACTTTTTTATGAGAGCCAATCCCTCTTGACTAATATTCATTTTACAAATCTACTCCTATGCCTAGTTTGGTCTTTTCTATGAGATAGTTTCTCACAAAGCCAGACCTTACGATATCTGGGATATCAAATTCTACACAATTAAATTCTTCCATATTTTCTAGAATCCTTAAAAAATCATGTAGGCCGTTTCTTTCATTTGTTTTAGTTAAATCTGTTTGACTAAAATCACCACAAAAAACAATTTTTGAATCTTGTCCTATTCTTGTAATGATGGTGTCTAACTCATGAAAGTTTAAGTTTTGACATTCATCAACTATAATGATTGAGTTATCAAAAGTTAAACCTCTCAAAAATGAGGTAGAAACAAAATGTAGACTTCCTTGTCTTTTAAGTGCATCATACAATCCTCTGAATGCATCTTCATTAGGTTGTTTGAACATAAATTGTACCATGTTTGAATATGGTACTTGATATAATGCAGCTTTGTCTTCTTCATCCCCTGGCAAGAAACCAATCTCTCTTGTCGGTATGAGTGAACGAACTATTACAACTCTATCAAAAGGTGTTCCTTGTTTAAGAACATCTTGTAGAGCTAGATATAAAGATACAAATGTTTTACCTGTACCTGCACAACCAAAAAAGAAACCATTCTTCCCTGCTTTGTGACCTTCAAATACTAATTTTTGATTATCTGTGATTGGTTCAATTTTTACCAAATCACCAGAACTAATTTCTTTTTTTCTTGACATTAAACATTACTCCATGTTTCATTAAACATACACATTCTTGTACTTGTTTTATCAGCAGGTATTTTTTCTCTACCTTTCTCAACTATCTTATGAACTTCGTATATAAATTGAGTATCTAATAATTGAACAACTTTACCTGTTGCAACTCTTTCGAAATATGGTTCTGAATGTTCTATCATATCACCTACTTCTGGTTTCGCCATCTTTCATACCTTTGTGTTTTACATAACCCCTTTTGGATTCTTTCTTTTTATCTTTCTCAACTTTTGATTTACAAAATTTCTTTAAATATTTTTGTACAAAATTTCTTGTTTTCATAATACATACCAATGTAAAAGTAGGGGCCAACTAATCCGTCAGTCAGCCCCCTGTGTATAATCTATTAGTAACAATATATTGACTATATCACAGTCTTATTTATACTATGGTGTCTTTTAAATTGTACTTATTGACTATCTTATCTTTCTTTATATCTTTTGCAGACTTCCTAGAAAATCTATCTGCCAATGGTGTATTAGGATTCTTGTCTGCAATCTTTTGTAGAGTTTCTTTCATACCACCATCCATTCTTTTAACAATGTGGTCCCCCACAAAATTAGGTGCAGTTAATACTGCTGATATATTTGGATTATCTTTTAGATAAGGTTCTTTCTCAGCAATCTTCATCACTTTATCAAACACTTCACCTGTGTCTTTGTTTTTAAATGTATATGTTGGCATTATTTTCTCTTTGGAAATTCTGTTTCTTTTATATCAGGTTGCATATCATCAATAGCATCATTTACTGCTTCTATTTCATTACTGTTTGTATCACATGAATATTCTAGTGACACAATTTTCGTTTCTAAATCAAAAATTGTTTTTTCTAAATTTTTAACTGTCATTTTCAGATACTTAACATCTTCTGCTAAGTCTTTACTATTATATATTTCCATACCATTCTGGCCTCGTTCTATTTTTCCAATTAGCAAATCCTTTCTTTTCATTTATATAATAATTTTTATATGCCTGAATAGGATTTCCTGTCACCTTACAATAATCAGGCATTGCTTGAGGTAATTCTGTCAATCCAATGTCTTTAATATTGTTTGGTGCCCTAAGTAGACTAATAGATGGTTTCGATGCACCATGTATTTTTCCATATCTATATGTATACTCTGCAAGACAAGCCATGTAAATCTGGTACATCAAACGATAATTTGATTTACTTTCACGCACCCACACATTACAAGGATGATTCACATGACTTGCTTTGTACAATACACTTTCCCTTTCATCAGGTAGTTTCCACCTTTTGATTCTGTGATTATTTTTTGTTCTATCTTCATACAATTCACCATCTAAAAATCTATGTGCAGTAGATAGTAATTGTGCATATTCTGTTGCCATTTTTACAACATGTTTATCAACATGCCACTTGATATTTTGTATTGGGTCTTCATGTAGATAAAATATATTCATTCATCAACTCCTTTACTTTTATTAGATTCTTATATTGTAACACACTCTCACTCATACTGTCAATAGCCCCCTTAATTAGTCCAAAATCAGTCTTTAAGACCTCTTTTAGAGGATAGATATCAACATGTATTAAGAAGACTGCTGTGGTGTCTTTAATAACTGTCATAGTCCTTTCGTGTTCAACTCTAAAAGTTAAATCATCTAAACTATCAAACTCTGGTTTATCATATAATGGATGATTACTGTAACCATCTAATGATGATATACCCCAAGTGTATCTATGATAAGATTGTCCACTTGTCATTGCTCTCATAATGCCATCAGATGCACGAAGAAGTGCCTCATTGTCTGCAATCGGTTCGTGTAATTCTGCTAAACTTTTTCCTACTTTTTCACCAGCATTCCAGCTAGAAGGGAACGCAACAAAACAAGCCTCTAATTTTCCTTTATGCATAATAACTATATCATCTTCAATTGCCAATCCTAATTGTTGTACATTATCACAATCAATCAAAACTCTGTAATCACTTTTCTGATTAAATAATCCTAGTCTTTGTGCTGTCTTAAATACTAATTGTTCTTCTACAGCAAGTGGTGTTTCAAAATAAATATTTTTACCTAAATTATCTAACTCAATTCTTTTTTGTGCTTGAATAAAAACATCAGTTTCATTTGCATTAAACTTTGGTTTTTCACAAGGATTGAAAATTGGTTTCATATCAAAAGGTGTTCTGATTATATGTTCAAACATTATTTTTCCCACCTGTAAAAAATGTGGTCTTCAATCTCAATCGTTTTAGTTTTAGTTTTTGCCCAATCTGGTCTAACATAATCTGCGTGATAATGTGTTGCACCACCAGTAAAATCAAATAACTTTTGGTTAAGCACATAATTTATTAATTCATTAATTTCACTATAAACTTTTAAGTTTTTTACTTTGTCTGATTTACCATCACAATACCAACTGAATTGACATTTGTTTTTGATTGGGTGTCCACTCTCATATGTTAACCCTTGTTTGACAACCTCACATATTGTATTTGGAAATCTTGTATCTTGTACACGATTTAATGTAACTTGTGCAACTGCTACCCATCCAGCTTGTCCTTGACCTCTTGCCTCAAAGTACACATTATCTGCTAAACATTTTATTTCATTTCCATATGAATTTGTACATCCTAGTATTAAAATAACTAGAAGTATTTTTTTCATTATGTAACCTCTTTAACCTCTTGTACCACACATTTAGGAATAATTGTAGAATTACCACAATCATCAATACTACCATCTTCATTAAAATTAAAGTCACTAACTAATCTAATGACTTCATCATCTTCATCAATTAAAAAACCTGTACTTAAACATCTAGGTAATTTACTTTCTTTAACTTCATCTATACTTCTCCACGCACTATCGGATACTATGTCAATCCAATATACATGTACAAATTTGTATGGTATCTTTTTAATTTTACTCATAATATAATACCTAATAAGGTGTTCACACCAGCTCTATGATGAGGTCGAGAGAGAGAGTGAGCTGGTGTAAACGGGAACTTTTAACTTATCCTCATCTTTGAAGCTATTATGACA